CTTGTCCACGTTCTTCACGCCGTACACCACGTCGAAGCGGTGCATGTGCGTGTCGTTGGTGGAGTCGGACGAACGCCAGTAGCGCAGCGTCAGGCCGGTTTCGGGGTCGGTCGCATATTCCGACTCACCCGAGTACGGCATGATCAGCTTTGCAGACACAAGCGCGATGGCTTCCGGGCGGAAGACGGTCGCAAACTTGTACGTGGTGTTGTCCGTGTCGGCCTCGGTGTCGGAACCCATCCACTGGATCGCGGCGTTGTCATCCGGCGCCGTCGAGGACGTGCCTCGGCAGGAAACCGTCTGGAACGCACCCGACGAAATGATCGGCGGGGTGATCGTGAGGTCGAGGTTCTGGTCGTTGCCCGTGGCGGTCGCCGTCGAGGTGCCGCCCGTAATCACCGTGAACTGCTGGAGGTAGTCCAGACGCTCCTTGGTGATCGGGTTGACCGCGTAAACGTCCGCAATCGTGAACACCTCGCCCGCCGTGACGGTCTTGGCGTTGCCGACGTTGTCAATCGACAGCGTCTGCGTCCAGTTGCCCGAAGCGACTTCCGAGTAGGCCACATCCTGGTTCGCGCCGTCGATGACCGCGTTCCCGTCGCGCGTGCCGGTCGTGACCGTCGCCGCGTTCTGGGTTGAATACCAGTCGATGTTGCCCAGCACCGGGAGCTTGGCGCGGGTGAGCGCGTCAGTGGCTTCCTTGGTCTGAGCGGTCAGGCCCGACAGGCTGCCGAGCATGGCCCACGCATCCGAGGGGTGCATGAAGCCGACGCGACCATCGGTTTCCACCGCTTGCTCGTCGAGGCGCTGCGGAGCCTTGGTCAGGTCCGCATAGCTGTTGATCGCCTGACCGGGCGTGCCGACCCAAGAATAAAATTGCTTGGTCACGGCATGGATATCGCCGTCGATCTGGTTGGCGAGACGGCTCATGGCCGACGCCATCACCTTCGACTTCAGGAGGCTGTCAACGGTCAAGGTCTCCTCAAGCGAGGTGAACTCGACATCGATGCCCTTCTGCTTGTCGATGGTCACGGCGATTTCGCCTTCAACCACGTCTTGCACCGAGGCAACCGCACCATCGCGGACGGTGAACTCGGGCGGACGCTTGACATAGACGGTCGTGCCGTTGGCCTGGCCGTTCCGCTGGATCGGCTTGACCACCATGTCCTTGTACTCGCCAGAGACCAGCTTGGCCGCGACGAGGTTGTTCTTCAGGAGCTTAAGGCCGACGTTGGCGTAGACCTTGGGGGAAAGGAGGGAGTTAGACACCTTTGGGGTTCCTTACGGAAGGAGCCACCTCAGCCGTAGGTTTTCTCGAAGGTCGCAAAGTCGTCCGTGTCGGGTCCGACCTTGAAGCGGCCTCCAGGCCCCCTGACTTGCGGGGGCGGTTCCGGGGCGTTGGTGGCGTGTTGGGGGGTCGGCTTGGGCGCGGGCTGCGCTCCGAACCGGGCTGCGAGTTTTCCGATCTCAACGGCTTGAGCGAAGGGGTTCAGGGCCGCGATGCGGCGCGCTTCAGCCGGGTGTTTTGCGAGGTGATACGCCACGGCGGGCGCTTCCTCTGCCGTTCGGGCGGCTTGCTGCATGACCGGGGTCATCACAGCCGCAGCACGTCCGAAGTCCTGTCCCACAACGTCGAAGAAGTCCGGTGTCGCGTCGGCGTAGGACATCGCGCGTTCGTTGAACCGTTGCCGTTCGGCCTCTTCGGCCTGACGTGCAGCGCGTTCCTCGAATTGGCGCGAGACCTCGCGTCTCGCTTCCCAGGTGGCGTGCGCCCGGATGAACCGCGCGTCGTTCTCCCCGTACTCGTAAAAGTCGGGGCTGGGGGCCGGGTCTTCGTCAACGTACTCCGCTTGCGAGCGGGGGGCGTTGGTCGGCGCGTCAGCCTGTCGCAAGGCTTGCTCCCGGTAAAAGTCCCGGTCGCGTTCTGCCTCTCGGCGGGCCGCCGTCAGTTCGTCGATGCGTTCTTGGACCGACTTTTTCGGCTTCGGCGCGGGGGCCTGGCCTTCGGTCTCGGCGGGGGCATCGTCCCCGAGATGCTCATCACCCTGAGCGGGGGTCTGGTCGGTCACCTGATCGGCAACGGACACGTCTTCGGTCACGCCTTCCGGCGCGGTGTTGGCTTCTGACATTGGCGCTTTCGCGGATGTCCCGAGGCGCGTTTATCCGGGGCGGGACGAGCCCCCGGCGCGAAACCTTAGCCGTCCGCTTCGGGGACCGGCGGGTTGAGACGTTCGGCAAGGTCCACTTCGGCGGTCATCGCCTCCAGCGGCTTGCGTTCCAAATCCATGATGTCGCCCTGGAGCGCCACTTGTGACCGTTGAGCCTCGACCTCGGCCTTGATTGCGTCGGCCTGGGCCTTGCGAAGCTGCGCCATCTTCAACTGCTGATCGAGCGGGCTTTCCATGGGGCTGTCTTCGCCCACGGCTTCCGCCTCGCGCATCGCCTTGATCGCCTCGGCCTGGGTTTTCTTGACCTGGGCGTCCTTTTCGGCGAGCGCCAGTTGCGCGGCCTGCATCTGCATCGCCTGCTGCTGCTGCTGTTCGGCCTGCTGCGCCTGCATCGCCTGTTGACGCTGTTGCATCTCCTCGGTCGATAGGTCTTCGTCCTTTTCCTCGGCCATGCCGGGCGGAAGCGCCTTCTTGAGCCGCTCCGCGATCACGTCCGCGCCAGGCCAGTCCATGTTGCGCGCGATCAGGTCGCCCGCCATCTGAGCCGCGCCAGGAACCGCCTGCATGAACTGCATCATACTCTCGGCGGCCTCGACGCGCTTGGTGCTGTAGTTCGGGCCGGTCTCGACCACCACGTCATAGCGGCCACGGTTGATGTCGATGCTCTCCGGGTTCATCGGGTCGTTGATGCGCTTGACCTTCACCGCCTCGTCTTCACCGATGACGCGGATCGTGCGCGCGGTGTCGTAGGCAATCGGGATCAGCGCGTTGATGACCCGCCCGGCCTCGGCAATCGCGGCCTGGAGGTTGTCGTGGTAGATATAGCTCGCCACGTCGCCTTCGCGCTGGCGGGCGAGAATGGCCTTCCCGCTGGTCTCGTTGGACGCAATGCCGAGTGAGGCATCGTGAAGCCCGGTCGTGTCCTTGATGTCCTGCGTGAGAATCTGGCTCTCTTGCAGCACGGCACTGTTCAGAGCGGGCGGGCCGACGAACTGCGGCGGAACCTCGCCCGAGTAGATCAGCACCGTGTCGTCGTTCTTGTAGCCGTCGCGGAAGGCGTCTTGGTCGCCCTCCATGCGCTCGTTCAGAATCCACTTGCCGTTGCCCGCAAGCGCCAGCATCTCCGCCGACTTCGACCGCCAGTAGTTCCGCAGGCGGTAGCTATCGCGGGCGAACCGCACCAGCCCGAACCGCACCCGCTTGGCGCGGACGTTGATCTCCCAACCGCGCGCCCGGAAGATCGGCAGGCGGGGAATGGGCAACTCATGCGGGCCGGACAGGATCGCGTGACCCGTCATCAGATACATGCAGGCGTACTTCCGAACGCCCTTGCGGATCATCGGCTCGCCGTTGTCGTCCAGCGCAACGGGCGCGGGCAGCGGGCGCAGCTTCTGGCCCTTCGATGTCCGAACGATCATGGCGGGCATCATCGGGTCGGTCATATCCACTTCGACCGTCGAACCCGTCTCGAGCCGCGCATAGGTCGTCGGCTCCGACTTCATGCGCCAGAACTCGACCACGCGGACTTCATCGCGCGTGTACCAGCCGTTCGCGTCGGCCTTGGGGACCTCTAGCTCCGAAGGCAGTTCATCCTTCCACCGCTTCTCGAACGCCTTCTTGGGCATCGCCTCTTCGACGAAGCACCATTCGGCGTCCTTGCCGGTGCGCTCGACCGAGAACGGGTCCCACACCACCGCAAAGGCGTCGGGGATGTTCCGCACGTCAATGTCGCGCTCGAATTGCGTGTCGTCGGCGTACTTGAGCCCCACCCTGAAGTTGCCGATGCCGCACGCGACTTGGTTCTCGCCCGCCGCGATGTAAACACCCTGCGCGTCGTTGTCCCGCTCGATGGCGCGGATCAGCCCCTCGCGAACCACCGCCAGGTCCTTGTCCGCGTCCTCGGCGGGGCGAACCCGAATGGCCGGGCGGTTGATCCGCATGTCGCCCACCACCTGCGCAATCTTCTGCGGCAAGTCGTTGATCGTGAGCATGGGCTTTCCGGCCCGTGCCTTCTTTGCGTCGTCGTCCCACTGGGAACCCGAGAGGAACCGGAGGTCCTCATCCGCCTGATCACGGTTCTCCCGATCATAGTCCACCGCGTTCTGGAATAGCTCGCGGACCTCCTGGCAGAACTCGCCCTCGTCCTTGTAGCCCGGCGGGACCTTGGCTTTGCGGGCGGGCTTGTCGGCGTCGTAAGCCATGATCACCTGCCCATCCATGTGTTGACGCCCGCGTGAACGGGGCGCCGCGCCGCTTCCCGCTTCAACTGCGGTTCGCTCCAAGAAACTGCCAGGTAGCGGATTGCATCAGCGGCGTGTGATGTCCAATCATGGAGCGGACCCACCCCGAGGCGGCGCTTCTCGTCCCGCTTCTCGCGGTAGTCGCGGATCGCCCTAAGCCCGGCGTCGCACCGCTTCTCGTCAATCCATGTGCGCGGGATCATCCGCCGAACCGCCTCGATGCCGTCCTCAACACTCAGCTTCGGCGCGATGCGCGTCCGAAAACCCAGGCCCTCCAGCATCTCGACCCGAGACTTGCCGGTCCCCAATTCCCGCGCCTGCGCGTCATGCGGCAGGATCAACGGCGCATAGGTGTAAGGCTTGTTCCGAAGTTCCCGAGCGTACCAATCGAGCGCGACCCCGTTGTTCTCAATGTAGTCAATCAACCGGACCTCA